AGCTGTGCGAAGCTCTTCCCGAAAGAGAAAAGGTAGCCGCTTAACCCCGCCGACGATGCCCACCAAGCGCTACATGAGCGACATCGTGCGCAGGGCCAACGAGGCGATCAGCGAGGCTGAGAGCGGTGGATCGACGTAGCAGACGCTCCGCCGACAAGCATGGCGCCCGGCGGGCGGCGGCGTTATCTTCCGGGTATGTTCACGCTCACGTTCCACGCTCGAAATTCGAGCCTGCCCCGCATCGAGTGCCGCACAACGCTCGTGAAGACCGCTGAGGCAGCTCAGGACGAAGCGGTTAGCATGGCGGCCGACATCGCACCGGACTGTGAGCTGATCGAGATCGAAGGCAGCGGTGTTCGCGAGTTCTGGGTTCGCTGCGACGGCGAATGGCAAAGAGACGACCGTGCTAACGCGGGAACTACCAGAGCTTGACAAGCTAAGCCGAACAACACCATTAGAAGCGTAGCTCGCTATCCCTTGTGGGGCTGAGCAGGCGCAGCCGGGTCACCGACCCGTATCTGCGATAGGTGGCAGACGGAGCCCTAGCGGCCAGACCGTCAGCTAAAGTCGCGAAGCGTTGCAGCGGCAGCTCAAGCGGCGAACACCCGAGGAGGCTGACCCTACACCTCTAACCGATGCGCCCTTTTTTCAGGGGCTTTTCAACACCGCCTCCCCGAGACAAAATGCGCAGCCTACAGGCATCAGGGGGAAGGCAAATGCGCACGTACAGCCTCTACGTCGAAGACGATCGTTCCTCCGTGCCAACGCTGCTGTTCGTAACCGCGAACGACGACACGGCGTTGAGGCGGATCGCCCGCGAAGAGCTATCAGGCCCCCATCACCATGCTGTCGAAGCCAGAGAAGGCGACCGGGTGGTGTTCCGTCTCCCAGCTCCGGAGGACAACGACTTGAGCCGCGTTCGGCGCCCATGAAAGCGTCGCGGCCTTCTGTACTCGAACGAGCCTACGAACTCGCGAGGTCCGGTGAGTTTCGATACGTCAACTCGCTGACGGAGCAATTGAGGCGATAGGGTTACTTCAACCCCGCAGCTCAGGTCAGCGCACCGACGCTGCGGAAGCAGCTCCGGAGGCTCTGCAGAGATTCCCAAAAGGGTACCGCGCCGACCGCACAAGCGGTGGCAACAGAAAGCGAAGCCCTGAGCACCCCATGCCCGCAGCTTTCAACATCCGTGCCGACCTGAAGGCGCTGACCCGCGATCTCGACTATCTGTCCCAACGCCAGATACCGTTCGCCACGGCGCAGACGCTGACCGCCGTGGCCCGCGAGGTCGCCAAGGTCGAGACCGAAGGCCTGAGGACCAGCTTCGATACGCCGACGCCCTTCACCATGCGGGCGGTCGGGGTGATCCCGGCCCGTAAGGCCACGCTCACCGCGACTGTGTTCGTCAAGGATCGCCAGGCCAAATACCTCGCGCCGCAGGCCTTCGGTGGCCGACAGTTCCTCGGCGCTAAGCGCGCCATCCTGATGCCGCGCGACGTGGCGCTGAACACCTACGGCAACATCCCGCGTGGCCGGTTGGCGGCGCTGAAGGGTCAGCCCGGGGTGTTCGTCGGCCAGGTCCGCACGCGAACCGGTCTGATCTCAGGGGTGTGGCAACGTCCTGCCTCGCTCGTGCAGCTGAAGGCCAAGCGCCAGCGCGGCGTGAAGCTCAATCGCACGGGCCACCTTCGGCTGCTGATCCAGTTCACCGAGCCGCGCGAGATCACCCCGCGCCTTCCCTGGGACCAGCGGGCGCGAGCCACCGTGGCCGCCGCCCTCGGCCCGGCCTGGCGCATGGCCATCGCCGCCGCCCTCGCCTCGGCCCATTGAAAAAATGGGTCCTTCCTGACCCTCCCCGCACCGCGGGCATTTCGCGCCGTGGGTTCTGGCCAGTCTGAGCCTGTTTTCGAAAGGTGCGGTTCGATTCAATTCGAACCGCCAGTTCGGACGAGCGGAGCGCCGAATGCATGCCGACCGCAGCCGTAACCAAAACCGAGTTCGCGCGGCAGACGGGCGTTTCAGAGACCGCGGTCAGGAAGTGGATTTCGTCGGGCATCATCGGGCCTGACGCACTGGAGGGCCAAGGGCGCAGCGCTCGCATCCGCGTAGAGATCGCCAAGCGCCAGGTGGCCGATCGCCGATCGCCGGGACAAGCGATGAGCAACGGGCTCGACACGCGGCTCGGCAGCTCCGACAGCCGGAACCCGGATGCCGACCTGGCCAACGACGCGCTGAACGATGCGCTGAAAACCGAGCGGCTCGCTGATCTGCGTTACAAGAACCGGCGCCAGGCCGAAGAGGAGATGGCTCGCCGGGGCCTTTACGTCCGGGCGGATGCCACGGCCGCGGCGATGACGCGGGTGGCGGCGAAGATGCTTACCGTCTTCGACGCCGGTCTCTCCGACATCGTCGGCCAGCTCGCCGCCAAGCACGGCATCGACCGCCGGGAACTGTTGCACGAGGCGCGATCGCTCTGGCGCGCGATCCGCGGGAAGGCCTCGGAGGCGGCACGTCGCGAGGCTGAAAACCACGCACCGCTGCTTGAGGACCACGTGCTCGACGCCTCCGAACCCGCCGCCGGCGAGGCGTAGTCTTGTCGATCCACGTCGCCAATCCGGACCGCCTTGGCGCCCAGGCGCTGGCGGCTGTGCTGGAGCCGCCACCTTCAATCGACTACCTCGGCTGGGCCGAGCGCAACGTGGTCTTCACCGAGCGCGAGACGAACTTCCCGGGCCCCTACAATCGCGACCTCTTCCCGGAATTCGACGAGCCGCTGCGGGCGCTGGGTCCCGACGATCCCTGCCGCATCGTGACGCTGCTGGCGTCGGCCCAGATCGGCAAGACCGTCGTCATCCTGATCTTCACGCTGGGCTCCCTCGACATGGACCCGAGCGACGTCCTGGTGGTTCACCCGACCGAGGAGAACGGGCGCCGCTGGTCAAAGATGAAGTTGGCTCCGATGCTCAGGGCCACCACGGCGCTGGGAAGCATCTTCGTCTCCAAGTCCCGCGACGGCGGCGACTCGATCATGTTCAAGGAACGCGTCGACGGGCGCGGCGCGATCCAGATCTCCGGGGCCAACTCGCCGGCTTCGCTCTCCCAGGTGACCATGCGCCGCCAGGCGCAGGACGACCTGGCCAAGTGGGAAATGAACGCGGCCGGCGACCCTGAGACCCAGGCGGACAGCCGCTCCCGGGCCCACGAGTTCGCCAAGATACTGAAGGCGTCCACCCCGCTCGTCTGGCCCGGTTGCCGGATCACCAAGAGCTACGAGGACGGCTCGCGCGAACGACCCTTCGTCCCGTGCCCACACTGCGACCACATGCAGGTGCTGGAGTGGGAGAACCTGCAAGCCTCGATCGATGCCGACGCCGATCGGCCGCATTTCCTCTGCACCTCGGGCAACGGCTGCGCCCTCGAGGAGCACGACCTCCGCTGGATGAAGCAGCGCCTCGAATGGCGCGCCGACAACCCGAAAGCCAAACCCTACCATCGCAGCTTCTGGATCTGGTCGGCCTACTCCGCCCTGCAATCCTGGACCCGCATCGCCCGCGAGTGGCTGGCGGCCAAGGGCGATCCGGGCAAGGAAAAGGCCTTCTTCAACGACACGCTGGGCCTGGCCTATCGCGCCGCCGGGGAGTCGGTCCCGTGGGAAACCCTCGCGGCGCGGGCCGAGGAAAGCGACTACCCGCGCGGGAGCATCCCGCCCGGCGGCCTACTGCTCACCGTCGGCATCGACTGTCAGATCGACCGGACCGAACATCAGGTGGTCGCCTGGGGGCAGGACTATCGCCGGTGGGTAGTGGATTACGGGGTCTTCCCCGGCCACATCAACGAGACTCGGACGCAGGAACTGCTCGACGGCCTGCTGAAACAGACCTGGACGAACTCGGCGGGCAACAGCATCGGCATCGACCTCGCCGCCATCGACGGCAACGCCTGGACTGAAGACGTCTGGGATTGGGCCAAGAAACACCCGGCCTCGAAGCTTCTGATGCTGCGCGGCCGCGGCGAGGACACCGCCCCGCTGTTGGCGCGGGTCAAGCGCGAGCGCAGCCGTCAGGGCAAGGTGCTGCGCTACCAGCGCCGCTTCTACAACTTCGCCACCTCGGTGCTGAAGATGGGCCTCTACCGGAACCTGGAGAAGACCGACCCGCTTGAGCGCGGCTTTATCGGCTTCCCGCGTGGTCTTGAGGACGAGTACTACCGCCAGCTCACCGCGGAACGCCGACAACCGGTCAAGCGCAAGGACGGCTTCGTCTCCTACCAGTGGGTGAAAGACCCTGGCCAAGCCAACGAGGGCCTGGACACCCACCTGCAGGCCGAAGCCGCGGCCATTCGGCTCGGGGTCCGCCACCTGCCAGATGCCACGTGGGCGAAGTACCAACAGGCCCGTTGCACCGCACCGGCGGCCGCCGAAACGCCACCTGCCCCCGGCGTCCCCCCAGCCACGAGCGAGGGGACCGAACCGGCGCCGGAGCCTGTTCCGAGACCGCGCACGCGCCTCGCCATGTAGCCCGGAGGGCCGCCATGTACGTCGTCCCGGCTGAATTCGCGGGCGTGTCGCGGCAGACTCTGCAGGCCTGGCTCACCGGCGCCCAGCAGGCGCTGCAGGACCTGACGACCGGCGGAAAGATCGAGGTCGCGGGTTACGCTCAGGGCGACGGCCAGAAGTCTGTCACCTACACCCGCGCCGACATCGGTGCCCTGCAACAGCGGATCGCCGGCCTGGCCCAGGCGCTCAGCGGCGGGCGCATGTATCGCCGTCGCCCGATGCGACCCCTGTACCTGTGAGCGAGGTCCGCATCCTCGACGCGCGCGGCCAGCCGATGCAGCCGGCGCCGAAGCGCGCCCAGATGCTGGCCGGCGCCAACGTCGGCTACGGCACGCCCTATGACGCCGCCAACGTCACCGACGAACGCTCGGCGGCCTGGCGGCCCTACCTCTGGTCCGCCGACGCCCAGCTCAACATCTACCGCGACCGCATCGTTGCCCGCGCCCGCGACCTGGCGCGCAATGATGGCTGGGCCTCCGGCGCCGTCACCCGATTGCTCGACAACGCCATCGGCGCGGCTTTTCGGCCGATCTCCAAGCCCGATCACCGGGCGCTCGCGGCCTACACCGGCATCGACGCCTTCGACGACGAATGGGCCGAGGAGTTCGGCCGCGCGGTCGACGCGCACTGGCGCGCCTGGGCCGATGATGAGATCGGCAAGTACTGCGACGTCGAGCGGAAGTCCTGGATGGGGCTGATGTTCGGCGTGGCCTTCCGCCACCTGCTGATCGACAACGATGCGCTGGCGGTGCTGCAGGAGCGCCCTGAACGCGTTGGCCTCGGCGGCGCCAGGTATGACGTCTGCGTCCAGCTGGTCGACCCCGACCGGCTCTCCAACCCGCAGAACGCCTTCGACATGCGCCACATGCGCGGCGGCGTCGAGATCGACGCCGACGGGGCCGCCATCGCCTACCACGTCCGCAAGGCCCATCAGGGCGACTGGTGGGCGGCGGCCGACGCGGTGACCTGGCAGCGCATCCCGCGCGAAACCGCCGACGGCCAGCCGCTCGTCGTCCACTACTGGGAGCAAGGACAGGCGGGCGAGCACCGCGGCGGCGCCGGCATCTTCACCCCGGTGCTGAACCGCATGCGGATGCTGCTCAAGTACGACGACGCCGAGCTCGATGCGGCGATCATCAACGCCTACATGGCCGCCGTGGCCGAAAGCCCCTTCGACCACGAGCTGCTCGGCGAGGCCCTCGGCGAGGGCGATGTCAGGGGCCTGCTGGCCTACCAGGACAGCCGCCGCGAGTTCCACGACGAAGCGCGCCTGATGGTCAACGGCGCCAAGGTGATCAAGCTCTATCCCGGCGAGAAGCTGTCGATGGTGCATTCGGAGCGTCCCAACCCCAACTTCGCCGCCTTCCAGGGTGCGTTCCTGCGCAACGTCGCCCAGGCCACTGGCGGCAGCTCCACCCAGATCAGCGGCAACTGGGCGGAGATGAACTACTCGTCCGCCCGCGCCGAGCTCGGCGAGGTCTGGAAGACCACCATCCGCCGCCGCCACAACTTCGCCGGCGGCTTCGCCCAACCGATCCGCTGCGCCTTCATGGCCGAGTCCTTCCTGGTCGACGACCTGCCGCTGCCGGCCGGCGCCCCGGACTTCCTCGAGTGCCGCGCCGCCTACGCTCGCGCTCGATGGATGGGACCCGGCCGAGGCGTCATCGATAGCGTCCAGGAACGCAAGGGCTCGGTCCTCGGCATGGACGCCGGGCTCACCCACCTCGAGGCGGAAGCCGCCGAGAGCTCCGGGGAGAACTGGGAAGACATCCTGGATCAGCGCAAGCGTGAGGTCGCCGGGTTCCTGCGCCGCGGCCTGCAGCCGCCCAGCTGGTCGGCCATGAACCCGCAGGCCGAACAGGCCCACCAGACCATCGCCAATCCGGAGCCGGCATGAGCCACCTGGCGCACATCGCCCAGCGGCTGTTCAACGTGCCGCTGGCCATCCACCCCCGCAAGGCCGAGGTGATCGTCGCGGCCCTGGCCGAGCGCATCGGCGTCGCCTCCATGCTCCGCCTCGAGGCGGACGGCGCCGTGCTGATCCCGATGGCCTGGGAGGACGACGACGACTTCGCCGCCCCCTCGCGGACCCGCCCGCAGCAGGACGACGGCTACGATCTGCTGGGCGACGTCGCCCTGATCCCGGTCACCGGCACCCTGGTGCAGAAGAACGGCACCGTGCGCCCATATTCGGGGATGACCGGCTACGACGGCATCCGCCAGGCCCTGGCCCTGGCGCTGGACGATCCGGCGGTCGCCAAGGTGGCGCTGAACATCGATTCGCCCGGCGGCGAGGTGGCTGGCTGCTTCGACCTGGTGGACGCGATCTTCCGGGCCCGGGGCGACAAGCCGATCTGGGCAGTGCTCGACGAAATGGCCTGCAGCGCCGCCTACGCCATCGCCTCGGCCGCCGATCACATCACCGTCCCGCGCACCGGCGTCACCGGCTCGATCGGCGTCATCGCCATGCACGTGGACCTCAGCCAGGCGCTCAGCCAGGCCGGGTTCAAGGTCACCTTCATCACCTCGGACGGCGCCGACCGGAAGACCGACGGCCATTCCGAGATCCCGCTCAGCGACGAAGCCTATGCCTCGGCCAAGGCCCAGATCGATGAGATGGGCCAGCTCTTCTACGACACCGTGGCCCGCAATCGCGGCCTCGGCGCCGACGTGGTCAAGAACCTCAAGGCCGCCACCTTCCTCGGCGCCAAGGGCGTCGACGCCGGCCTGGCCGATGTTGTGATGGCCCCCGACGCCGCCTTCCGCGCCCTCCTGGGCGCATGATCCCCTCCGCCTCGAAAGGAACTTCCATGGCCTCTCTCGCCCGCGCGGATCTGCGCGCCACCACCGCCGTCAGCCGCTTCGCCCACCTGCTGGGCTTTCCCGCGAAGGCGCAGGCCGTCGCCGCCCAGCCAGCCGCCAAGCGCGGGCGCGCCGAGGACGATGAACCGAAGAAGGAAGACGACGACAGCGGCGCCAAGTCGACCACGGTCGATGACGAGGACCGCGAGGGCGACGCCTCGGCCGAGGCGGAAGACGAGCCCGAGGAAGACGACGACGAAGACGAGGACAACAAGAAGAAGTCCAAGAAGGCGAAGAAGGCCAAGGCCGCCACCGACGAGGAGGAGTGCGCCGAGGAAGACGACTCCGACGCCAAGGTGGCCAGCGCCGCCCGCGCTGGCCGCGCCTTCGAGCGGGCCCGCTGTCGCGCCATCTTCGCCGCCACCGCCGCCGGCGTCCGCCCCGACGTCGCCGCCCAGCTCGCCTTCGAGACCCACATGAGCGCCAAGGCGGCGATCGGCGTCCTGCAGGCGGCGGCCAACGTGCAGCCGGCGACGGCGGCGCTCGCCCGCACCGCCCGGCCCCGCGTCGACCTCGGCAGTGGCGATCCGCCCGCGCCCAGCGGCGCCAAGGGCCTCGCCGCCCAGATCATCGCCGCCGGCAAGAAGGCCCGCGGCGAGGCTTAAGGCCCGCCCGTCCCGCCGCCGCTCCCGCGGCGACCCGTTCCCTCAATCCAAGGTCTGAAACCCCATGGTCCTCTCCGTCACCTCCATCGGCGACAACCAGCAAGCGCCTGGCATCCTCGCCGAAACCTACATCCCCGATCAGCTGATCGCCGGCGACCTCAAACTGGTCAGCGACAGCGTCACCATCACCGGCGGCGCGGACCTGGTGCGCGGCTCGCTAATGGGCACGGTCACCGTCGGCGCCGCCGCCGCGGCCGTCGCGGGCGCCAACACCGGCAACGGCACGGTCACCCTGCAGACCGCGGGCGCCCGGACCAAGATCGGGACCTACACGATCCGCTTTACCGGCGCGCTGGCCTTTACGGTCGTGAACCCCTACGGCGTCGAACTGACGCCGGGGGTCGCCGCGGGGCCCTATGCCGATCCCGAGCTCAACTTCACCTTCACCGCCGGCGGCACGCCGATGATCGCTGGCGACAGCTTCACCATCGCGGTGGCCGCTGGCTCCGGAAAGATGGTGCTCTCGGCCACGGCAGCCGTGGACGGCTCCCAGTTCCCCACGGCGGTCCTGGCCGACGCTGCGCTCTGCGCCACCAATGCCGCCGACCAGATCTGCGGCGTCTATCTGATGGGCGAATTCAACGCCAACGCCATGACCTTCGGGATTGGCTGGACCGCCGCGGCCGCCAAGGCCGCGGCCCCTCCCGGCATCTTCCTGAAGAACGTCGGCGTGCTCGACCTCACCTACACCGACCCGAGCTGACGCCCGAAAGCTGACGCTCGCTGGGCGCGGAGGCCTGCCCCCTCAGCCGCCGTGCCCACCCTTCCTTCTCACCCAATCCCCGAAATCGGCGCCGCCCCGCGGCCCTCTGAACCTGGAGCTAGACCCCCATGGCTGGCGGCAACCTGATCTATGACACCAACACCCTCGTGGAGGTGGTGCCGAACCTGAAGCTCTCGCAGAACTGGCTCCTGGACCGGTTCTTCCCCAACATCGTCGAAGCCGACAGCGAGTTCGTCTCGATCGACATCGACATCGGCAAGCGGCGCATGTCGCCGTTCGTCAGCCCCCTGGTCGAAGGCCAGCTGGTCGAGCAGCGCCGCTACCAGACCAACGTCTTCAAGCCCGCCTACATCAAGGACAAGCGCGCCCCGGACCTGCGCAAGCCGGTGCGCCGGATGATCGGCGAGCGGATCGGCGGCGCGATGACCGGGGCGGAGCGCGAGATGGCCAATCTCGAGTTCGAGATGACCGACCAGATCGACATGCTGAACCGCCGCCTGGAGTGGATGGCGAGCCAGGGCCTGCAGCTGGGCAGCATCACCATCACCGGCTCCGGCTTCCCCACGGTGCTGGTGGACTTCGGCCGCGACGCCGCCCTGACCGTCACCCTGACCGGCGGCAATCGCTGGGGTCAGACCGCCAACTTCAACGCCGCGGGCCAGGACCCAGTGCCGACCAAGAACATCGAGACCTGGCAGACCCTGATCCTGAAGAAGTCGGGCGCCGTGGTCACCGACATCGTCTTCACCACCACTCCGTGGCAGCTCTTCCTTAACGGCGTCTTCGCCCAGGGCGCGATCCAGTACCCGCGCCTGGCCGACTCCGGCAACAACATCAATCCCGGCCCGGAGGTGGTGCAGGGTGCGATCTTCAAGGGCAAGTGGGGCCAGTATAACCTCTGGCTCTACAACGACTGGTACGTCGACACGAGCAACACCGAGCAGCCGATGATTCCGGACGGCACGGTGCTGATGAGCGGCGCCTCGCTGATGGGCACCCGCGCCTTCGGCCAGATCATGGACGCGTCGTTCAACTACGCGCCGATGGCCTACGCCCCGAAGACCTGGATCAAGGAAGACCCGGGCCAGCGGCTGATCATGCTGCAGTCCTCGCCGATCGTGATCCCCAGCCGCGCCAACGCCTGCTTCGCCGCCACGGTGATGTAGCCGGCCGGCCGCCCGCCGGCCGCGCCAACCCCCTTTTCCTCAAGCCTTAGAGAGGGCCACCATGGCCGCCAAAACTGCCGCCGAAGACCAGCTCGTGGACGGTGTCGTCCAGCGCGGAACCGTCGTCTGGGGCACGCCGGACAGCCCCATTCATTCCGGCGTGGGCGAGAAGGTGCAGGTCTCCGCCGGCGAGGCCGAGGCGCTGAAGCGCCGTGGTATCCTGGTCGACGACCGCAACGGTCCGCCGCCGCTCGGCATCGGGCCCAATTACGGCCTCGACAGCGAGGACGGCCCTGTCACGCCCTCGGCGCTCGACAAGCCGGTTTAGTCCCCTTGGCCCTCGACATCGACGGGCTGATCAATGCGCCCCTGATGGCCTCGGCCATCTTCGGCGAGGCGGTCCAGCCGACCTACACGCCGAAGTCGGGTGCCGCGAGCTTCGCCATCGATGGCGTCTTCGATCGCCCCTACACCCAGGTGGTGATCGACGCCGAGGCCGTGGGCGGGGTGGGCATGAACACCACCTCGCCCGGCATCGGGGTGCGCTTGGCGCAGTTCGGCGCCAACCCGCCGGTGCAGGGCGACAAGCTCTACGTGCCGTCCGTCGCCGTCACCTTCGTGGTGAGCAACGTGCAACCGGACGGCCATGGCTGGGCCTACCTGAAGCTCAACAAGGTCTCCGGATGACGACGCGCGGCGACGTGCGCCAGGCGGTCGCCGAGGCCCTGATCGGGGCCACGATCGCCGGCGGCCGGGTGTTCACCCCGCTCGACTGGGACACCTGGGACGGCGACTATCCCTGCGCCATCGTCCGGGCGCCCGAGGAAGAGAAGCAAAGCCTCGGCCGCGGGCCGCCGCAGTTCACCGTGACCGCGACCATCGAGGTCACCTTTCGCCTGCAGGTCCTGGCTGACAGTGCGGACATCGCCGCGCTGAAGGCGGAAATGCTGCTCGAGGCGGTCGAGGATCAGGTGCTGCGGGCGGTGATCAACTATCCGCCGCTGATGGCCGCCCTGCAGCAGCACCCCTTCATCCGCATCAAGACCGGCTTCTCATCCAAGGGCGAAGAGCACCTGGCTGAGATGGTCGCCCAGATCGGCTGCGAGTTTTACCAAGGGCCCGAGGACTTCTTCCCGACCCCGATGGTCGAACTGCAGGACGTCCGCCTCAACGACCCCGGCGTCTTCACGACCTCGCCGCCCGAAGTCGAGGCGGACATCCCGATCCCCCAATCCTGATCGCCGCGAACGGCGTTCGGCCTCCCCATCCCTTTACGCTCAGGAGCCGCCAATGCGCGTCGTTCCCGCGCCCGGTCTCGTCTTGCGAGATCCGCGCACCAAGATGCTGGTCGACCCCGAGCTGGGTGTCGAGATCGACGCCGGCGACATCACCTTCGGCTGGCTGCTGGCCCAGGGCGACATCGTCGAGCTGGCCGAAGACGCCTACCAGGCCGCCCAGGCCGAGCGCGACGCTGCCGACCAAGCCGGCGTCGACGCGGCGCTGAAGGCGGCCGCTGCAGCGCCGCCCCCGCCCGCCAAAGCCCCGCCCGCCGCGCCGGCGCCTGACGCCGCCCAGAACAAGGATGTCGCCTGATGCCCGGCCTCGCCTTCGCCAACATCCCGGGCAATCTGCGCATCCCCGGGTTCTTCGCCGAGCTCAACGCCGCCAAGGCGAACACGGCGACCCAGCCGCAGCGCACTCTGATCATCGGCCAGATCCTGGCCGGCGGCCTCGCCGCGCCCAACGTGCCGCAGATCTCCGCCGGCGCCTCCGACGCCAAGGTGCAGGGTGGCCAGGGCTCGATGCTGGCGGCGATGACGGCCGCCTACCTGCAGAACGATCCGTTCCAGGAAGTCTGGTACCTGCCCCTGGCCGACGCCGGCGGCGGCGCGGCCGGCACGGGCACGATCGCCTTCACCGGTCCCTCGAGCGCGGCCGGGACCATCAGCCTCTATGTCGGTGGCAACCTCAGCTATTACGGCCAGCCTGGCGCGATCTCCGTTCCGGTCACCTCCGGCCAGTCCGCTACCTCCATCGGCGCCGCCGTGGCAGCGGCCATCAACGCCGTGCCGGACCTGCCCGTCACCGCCACCGCGTCCACCGGCACGGTCACTCTCAGCGCCCGCCACAAGGGCCTGGCCGGCAACGACATCGATATCCGGCTGAACTACCAAGGCTCAGCTGGCGGCGAGGTCCTGCCCGCCGGCGTCGCGGCGGTCATCACCGCCATATCGGGCGGCTCGACCAATCCGACCCTGACCACGGCGCTGGGCAACCTCGCCAACCTCGGCTTCGACTTCATCGTCAGTCCCTTCACCGACAACACCTCGGTCGCCGCGCTGACCGCCTTCATGAACGACACCGCCGGCCGCTGGAGCTGGCAGACCCAGACCTACGGCCATGTGTTCATCGCCAGCCGCGGCACGTTCGGGAGCCAGACCACCTTCGGCACGGCGCTCAACGACCAGCACCTGTCGGTGATGGGCTTCTTCGATTCGCCAACGCCCAATTATGTCTGGGCCGCCGCCCTGGCCGGCGCGGCTGCCGCTTCGCTGCGCGCCGACCCGGGCCTGCCCCTGCAGACGCTGGCGCTGCAGGGCGTGCTGGCCCCGCCGGTGCAGTCGCGGTTCACGCCGTCGCTGCGCAACACCCTGCTCTACGACGGCATCAGCACCTACACGGTGGACGCCGCCGGCGCGGTGCACATCGAAAACTGCATCACCACCTACCAGCTCAACTCGACGGGCCAGCCGGACAACAGTTACCTTGAGATCGAGACCCTGTTCCTGCTGATGTACGTGCTGCGCGACCTGCGCAGCTTCCTCACCAGCAACTACGGCCGCTCCAAGCTGGCGGCTGACGGCACCCGCGCGGCGTCCGGGTCCGGCGTGGTCACGCCCTCGATCCTCAAGGCGGCCATCGTCGGCGAATACCGGCGCCTGGAAAGCCTCGGCGAGGTCCAGAACTCCGCCGCGTTCGCCGCCGGCCTGATCGTGCAGATCAGCGCCAACAACCCGAGCCGCGTCGACATCCTCTTCGACCCGACCCTCATCGGCCAGCTGCGCATCTTCGCGGTCCTGGCCCAGTTCCGTCTGCAATAGGGAAGCTGACCGATGGCCCTGGCCCCTTCGCCCAACCGGCTCGCCGGCGTCGCCACGATGTCGATCGCCGGCAGCCTCTACATGATCGCCGGCGGCCTCGAATGGCGCGTCAGTGACTACAACGTCGAAACCCTCAAGGGTCAGGACGGTATCCACGGCACCAAGGAGATGCCCGAGGAGGGGATGATCAAGGCCAAGCTGCGCGACAGCGGCCAGATCTCGGTGGCCGCCCTGTCCGCTCTGCGCAACGCCCCTGTGGTGGTGCAGACGGCCACGGGCAAGATCATCTCCGGCAGCAACATGTGGCGCTCCGGCGATCCGCCCTCGGTCAGCACCGAGGATGGCACCTTCGACATCGAGTTCTCCGGCGCGGATGTCACCGAGGCGGCCACGCTGTGACCCAGGAGGAGATCGACGCCCTGCCGGACGAGATGACGATCGCGCTGAAAAAGCCGGTCGAGGTCGCCGGCCAGACCTACACCACCCTGACTTTCCGTGAGCCGACCGCCGGACAGCTCAAGGAAGCCTCGGCGACGCAGACCGACATGCAGGGGACCTTCCTGCTGCTGGCGCTTAGCGCCGGCGTCGTCCCCGCCGTGATCGATCGGCTCACCGCCCGTGAGCTGAAGAAGGCCGGGGCCTTCGTGCAATCTTTTACGGAAGACGCCCAGCAGACTGGCGCGCCCGCCTGATCGCGCTGGGCGTCTTCTACGCGTGGGCGTCGCCCACCGAACTGAACAAGCTGACCTGGTCCGAGCTCGGCGACTACTGCGCCGCCATGCGGGTGATGCAGAAGGGGTGAGGGATGGCGAATTCGTTCAACATCACCATCACCGCCGTCGACAAGGCCACGGCCGTGGTCCGCTCAGTCAAGGCATCCTTCGGCAGTTTCATGCAGCCGATCACCCAGTTCCGCACCTCGATGAGCAAGCTGTCCAAGGAGGCGGGCCTCGACAAGGTCGGCAAGGGCTTGGCCAAGGTCTCCAAGTTCGCCGGCGACGCGTTCGGCGTGGTGCAGAAGCTGGTCGGGCCGATGGGCATCATGGCCGGCGGCGTCACCATCGCCGGCATCGCCGAGTTGGCGCAGAACTGGGCCAAGCTGGGCTTCAACATCACCCAGTCGTCCGCCAACCTCGGGATGACGACAACCCGGTTTCAGCAGATGGCCGGTGCTGCGAAGCTCTTCGGTGTCGACGGCGACGCCGCGACCGCCAGCCTGATGTCGCTGAACCAGACCGTCAACGATGCCCGCTGGGGCCGAAACCAGGGCGCGCTGGCGATGATGAACCAGCTGGGCCTCCGCTTCCGCTACACCAAGGATGGCGCGGTCGACACCAAGGCGATGCTGATGCAGCTATCGGCCGTCATGCAGCGGCTTGGGCCGCAGCAGCAGCAGATGGTCGCCCAGGCGTTCGGGGTCGAGGCCCTGTTGACTGAGCTCCGGGCCGGGCCCGCCGCCGTTCAAGACGCAATGGACCGGGCGCAGAGAAGCGCCCAGTCGCCAGAGCAGATCGCCACGGCGAAAAAGATGACGGACTCGCTGAACGATCTGTGGCTGAGCGTCTCCGGCGTCTGGAACAACATCGCCGGCCGCATCTTTCCGCAGCTGACGCAGATCACCAGCACGGTCTCCGACTTCATCGTCAAGAACCAGGACGACCTCGGCCGATGGGGCGCTTACTTGCTGAAGGCCCCGATCTTTCCGCTGCTGCTCTCCAACCGTGCCGCGGGCTGGGGCCAGGAGTTCCGCCAGGTCCTCGAGACCCAGTTTGCCGGCCTGGTGCCGTTCTTCAAGAAGCTCTGGGACAATATCCTGATCGTCTTCCGCAACGCCATCACCCAGGCGCAGCAGATGGCCGGCAACCTCGTCCCGCCAGGCCTGCAGGGCCTGGTCGGCCTGGGACGCAGCGGGCTGGCCGGCATGGCAGCGGGCGCCGGTGTTGGCGCTTCCGGTCCAGCCGCCAGGGCGCTCCCGGGCAATCTGGTGACCGTGAAGAGCCGCAATGGCGTCTCGTTCGCCGTCGATTCGCGCTACGCGCAGAACTTCCTCGGCTTCGTCAACGACCTCGAGGCGACGGGCTACGATGTCCGCAGCGTGATGGGATACCAGCCGCGGAATGTGGCCGGAACCAATGTGCCCTCCTACCACGCGCAAGGCGCGGCGATCGATGTCAACCCGACCCAGAACCCGGTCGGCTCGCTGGGCAATCTGCCGCCCAATGTGCGCGCCATCGCGCGCAAGTGGGGTCTGGGGTGGGGCGAGGACTGGCGGACCAAGAAAGACCCGATGCACTTCAGCATCGCGTCACAAGAGGGCGGCAGCGTGCCGCTGAGCCGCTACGGCGGCGGTCCAGGCGGGCGCCCCGCCATGGGCAGTGTCGGCGGCGAGGTCTCGGTCAACGTCACCGTGCAGCACAACGGCAGCCACGCCACTGCAACCACGCGCGCCACCGGCAACGTTCGCGCCCATGGCCGGGTGGTGCGTAGCCTCAATGCGGTGCCGGCGTGAGTCGGGGCTCCGACTTCGTCCAGGCGCTGCGCCCGGCGTCCTTCCGCGGGGTGCCGTTCGGCGTCAGCGCCTCGCGCAAGGTGTTCGGGCGCAAGACGGCCGTGCACGACTACCCGTTCCGCGACGTGGTCTGGGTCGAGGATCTGGGCCGCAAGGGCCGCCAGATCACCCTCACCGGTTTCCTGGTGGCGAACTCGCTGATCTACGGCGGCGGCGATGTCCTCGCCCAGCAGCTGGCGCTGATCGCCGCCGTCGAGACCGCCGGACCGGGCAAGCTGATCCACCCGACCCTGGGCGCCCTCAATGTGAGCGTCACCGGCGACTGCGCGATCAACGAGAGCCTGGAGGGCGGCGGCGTCCTCGAATTCGACCTCGTGGTCACTGAGGCCGGCGAGAAGATCTTCCCGAGCATCGTGACGGCGACGCCACAGGCGGTAACGGCCGCCGCCGCGCTCGGTGACGCCGCCACCCAGGCGGACGCCGCCATCGTCATTCCGCCCCAGCTCTCTGTCGGCGCGCTGGCGCCGATCACGGCGAGCGCGTCGATCGCCCCGTGGCTGTCAGCCATCAGTGCGGCCGGCAGGGACGCCACCAACCTCTTCAGCCTAGGCGCCCAGCTTTCCGGTGACTTCGGGCGCTTCTTCAACGGCGGCAACGTCGGCGGCCTTAGCGCCGCCTTTGCCGTGTTGCTCGGCCCGACCTCAACAATCACCACCCTGGTCGGCCTCGCAGCGTCCGCGCAGGCAAACATCGCCCGGGCGGTGCTCACCGTGCAGGCGGTGGCGGCCAACCTCGGCCTCGGCAGCTCCAACAATACTCCGACCGACCTGGCGACCGCGACGCAAGCCGTCGTGGCGACGCTGCTTGCCAGCACCGCCGATCCGGCTGACGCGGTTCGTCTGCTATCCGGTCTAGCGCAATTAACCCCTTCGGCAGCGGCAAACGGCACCCCGCTCGGGTCCGCGATCGGCGACATCGTCCGCCGCGCGGCCGCGGTCGCCCTGGCGCGTGCCGGCTCGACCTATCAGCCGGCGTCCTACGACGACGCGAACGCCGTTCGCGCCACCATCACGGCCGCGCTCGACCACGAGATCGATGTCGCGGGCGACGCCGGCGACGACGCCAGCTTCAACGCCCTGCGCGCGCTGCGGGTCGCCGTGGTGCAGGACCTCGCGGCCCGCGGCGCCAACCTGGCCCCGATCGTCACGGTCACATCCGCCGCGCCGCTGCCGGCCGTGGTGCTGGCCCAGCGGCTCTACCGCGACGCATCGCGCGCCGACCAGCTGATCACGGAGGCGGACTGCATCTCGCCGCTGTTCATGCCGACGTCGTTCAAGGCGCTGGCGGCCTGATCTGTGGCCGATGACCTCACCCTCAAGGTCGCCGGCGCGGCGATCTCCGGCTGGACTGAGCTGCGGGTGACGCGTGGCATTGAACGCTGCCCGTCCACCTTCGACATCTCGATGACCGAGCTCTTCCCCGGCAACGCCGCGCAGTTCGTCATCGAGCCCGGCGCGCCCTGCCAGGTGCTGCTCGGCGGGGATCTGGTGGTCACCGGCTATGTCGACGCCATCGCGCCGACCCTGACCGGCGGCCAGCACATCCTGCGCGTCACCGGCCGCGGCAAATGTGAAGACCTGGTCGACTGCGCCGCCGAGTGGGCGGGCGGCCAGATCAGCGGAACCTCGGCGCTCGACATCGCCACCAAGCTCGCCCAACCCTACGGCATCACCGTCACCGGGATCGGGAGCGTCGGCGGCTCGATCGGCGCGGTCGCCGGCGCCGGGGTTGGCGACGGCGGGGCAAGTGTCGGCACGGCGCTGGCGATCATCCCGCAGTTCAACCTGATGATCGGCGAAACCGCCTACGACATCATCGAGCGCGTCTGCCGCGCCTCGCAGCTGCTGTGTTTCGAAGACGCCAAGGGCAACCTGGTGCTCGCCCAGGCCGGTGGCCAGACCCATGCCAGCGGGGTCGCTCAAGGCCAGAACCTTCAGGAAGGCCACGCCGAGTATTCGCTGGCCGAGCGGTACTCCGAATATGACTGCTGGCTGCAGAGCATGGAGACGCTCGGCGACCTCGGGAACAACGACAACATCGTCTCCACAGCCCGGGACCCCGGCGTCACCCGCAATCGCAAGCATTTCATCATCTGCGACGGCGGCGGCCAGGGGCTGGCCCTGGCGCAGGCGCGGGTGAACTGGGAAATGAACCGGCGCATCGGCCGCGGCACCCAGCTCACTGTGACCGTCGATTCCTGGCGCGACACCGCCAGCGTGCTCTGGTCGCCCAACAACGTCATCCCGGTCGACGCACCGGCGCTGAAAAGCAACCGCGCCAGCGCCTGGCTGATCGGCGAGGTCAGCTACTTCCGCGATGAGCGTGGCACCCACGCCGAGCTGCACCTGATGCCACCGCAGGCATTCCAGCCTGAGCCCTTCCTGGTACAGCCGACCTTCCCGGACCTGACGCCCACGGTCGGCGGCCAGGTCGGCTTCTGATGGACCAGGTCCTAGCTCGCCTCTACCGGCGGCTGATGATGACCGTCGGCCGCGGGCGCGTGACCACGGTCGACGACAGCGGCTCGGTGCAGCTGCACCAGGTCGACCTGGGGCTGATGTCTTCCAATGGCGCGCCGATGCTGGTCCGCGACAAGACGCCGGCCCTGGGCCTTTTCGGCCATGCATCCTCGCCGCCCCTGGGCGCCGACGTCGTCGTGCTGGCGCTGGGCGGCGACCAGAACAAGCTGGTGGTGATCGGCCACGGCCACCAGGCCTCGCGCCTCAAGAACCTCGAGACGGGCGACGCCGCCCTCTACGACGTCCGCGGCGCCTATTTCTGGATGACCGCCTCCGGCCCCGTGATCGACGCAGCCGGCGGGGCGGTGACGGTGCGGAACGCCAGCAGCGTCACGGTGACCGCAAGCGGCGCGATCACCTTCAACCCTGGTGCGCCCGGCGTTGTCATCAACGGCAACCTCGCCGTCAGCGGCGATGTCAGCCTGGGCGGGACTGCCGGGCAAGCGGTGGCGCGGGTTGGCGACGCGGTGGCGGGGGGGGTTATCACGAGCGGCGCGGCGAAGGTGAAGGCGGTATGACCGACATCACCACCTTCTGGGATTTCGCAGGCGCGCGCGGAGACTGGGCGCTGGCGACGCCTGGGGCGCTGAACCCCGTGGCGATCGCCACGGAGGGCGATCCGGACTTCCTCGATACCGAAGGTGGCCTTGAGATCGATATCGACGGCCAGGCCGGTCCGACCAATGTCGATCTTGTCACCGGACTGGATCTCGAGACGGCGGTGCTGATCAGTCTCTTCACCGACCGGAGCGCCAATCCCGACGACGTCATCCCTGATGCCACCAACGATCCGCGCGGCTGGTGGGGCGATTCCGGCGAAACCCGGCCGATCGGCTCGCGGCTGTGGTTGCTGCAGCGGGCCAAGAGGACACCACAAACCCTCGGCCTGGCGCAGGACGCGATCACCGAGGCGCTGCAGTGGCTGGTGGGCGACGGGATCGCCGCCACCGTGGATGTCGTCACGAGCTGGATCGGAGTCAGCGGCCTGGGAGCTCAGATCAGCATCTGGCAGCCGGCCGGGCCGCCCGCCTCGTTCAACTACTCCTGGGTGTGGGGAGGACTTGGCTAGATGCCGTTCCAACGCCCCACGCTCACGCAACTCAAAGCGCAGGCCGCCGCCGACATCGCCACGGCCGTGCCGGGCGCCGACGCGCTGCTACGCTTCAGCAACTTCGGTATCCTGGGGAAGATCCTCGCCGCTCTAGTCAATGGCCTCTACGGCTACCTCGATTGGATTGCCCAGCAGGCCGTGCCGTTCACGGCCACCGACCCAACCTATGTCCAGGGCTGGGCGGCGCTGAAGAATATCTTCATCAAGCCCGCCGTGGCCGCTGGCGTCGCCGCGCCGCTCACGGTCCGGTTCTCCGGCGCCAACGGCACCCCGCTGCCGAACCTGTGGCCGCTCGTGCGCAGCGATGGCGTCGCCTACACCGTAACGGGCGCTGGCGTGGTCGCCATGGACGCCGTCACCGTGCCCGCGGCCTGCAACGTCGCCGGCTCGAGCGGCACCGTGCTGGTCGGCCAGACCATCAGCCTCGCGACGCAGATCGCCGGCATCAACTCCACCGGCGTCGTGGTCACCGCCGGCTCGGCTGGCGCGGATGTCGAGACCGATGCGGCGCTGCGCGAACGCATGCTGCAGGCCTACCAGAACCCGCCGCAAGGCGGCGATGCTGCCGACTACGTCACCTGGGCCCTGGACGTGCCGGGCGTCACCCGCGCCTGGACCGTGCCCCTCGAGGGCGGCCCTGGCACCGTCACCGTCTACTTCATGATGGACGTGGCCGAGGCGGCATTCGCCGGTTTCCCACAAGGAACTAGCGGCGTCGCCACCAACGAGACGCGTGCGGCGCCCGCCACTGGCGACCAGCTTGCCGTTGCCAACGCGGTCTATCCACGGCGGCCAGTAACGGCCCTGGTCACCGCCAAGGCGCCCGGTCAGAACACCATCGCCCTGACCATCAATGGCCTGGCGGGCGCCGGCGCCGCCCTGCAGGCGGCCGTGGCCGCGACCATCACCGGCGTCCTCATGACCCTGGGCGCGCCAGGTGGCGCGGTAGACGGCCAGGGCGCGGCCATCGGCCCGGTGGACATGAGCTACATCCAGGCCGCAATCGGGGCCGTGGCGGGCACGGCCGGCTTCGTCGTCACGGCGGTGAGCTGCTCACACGGCTCGGTCTCGCCCACCAACGGCAACATCACCTCCAACGCCGGCTACCTGCCGGTGCTGGGCGCGATCACCTGGTCGTAGCAGATGGCCGGGCGCTTCCAGGTCTCCGACTATCTCGGCGCGATCCAGGCGCTGCTGCCCCGCGGCCGCGCCTGGCCGCGCGACGCCGATGCGGTGCAGACTAAAGTGCTCGGTGGCCTGGCCGCCACCCCGGCGCGCCTCGACGAGGCCGCGATCCAGCTGCTGGTCGACATCTTCCCGGCCACCACGGTAGCGCTGCTACCGGAGTGGGAGGCCACCCTCGGCCTGCCCGATCCCTGCGCCGGGCCGGAACCGACGATCGCCCTGCGCCAAGCCCAAGTGCTCGCCCGCTTCCTCGGTTTCGGCGGCCAGAGCGTGCCGTTCTTCATCGCCTTCGCCGCGGCACTGGGCTTCGCCATCACTATCCAGGAGTACGCGGGCTCCACGGCGCTGGCGAACACCTGGCAGGTCACCGTTCCGGGCAGTGGCGCGTCCTACTTCACGGCGGACGGCAGCTATTCGGAAGACCCAGTTGACGCCGTCACCAGCGACGCCGCGGTTCTGCAGTGTGAGTTCGAACGGCTGAAGCCGGCGCACACCCAGCTCAACTGGAATTTCACCTAGGAGAGCGGCTTGCAGCGTATCGCCAACGGCACCCAGCTCGCCGCCGCTCCAGCCGCGGACGGGCCATCCGGCACGCCCGGCTATTTCGGCCGCACGTCGGACGGCGCCCCGGCGCCGACCCGTGTGGGGCGCGACTGGCTGAACAGCGTTCAGGAGGAGCTCTGCAGCGTCATCGCCGCCGCGGCGATCTCGCTGAACGCCGGCGTCTACAACCAGCTCCTCAGCGCCATCCAGTCCCTGATCGCCTCCGGGACCTCGGCCTTCCTCAGCGACACCGGCACGGCCAACACCTACGTGCTGACGCCGGCGCCGGTCCTGGGCGCCTATTCGGCCGGCTACACGGCCGTGTTCAAGGCGGCCCACGCCAACACCGGCACCTCTACCGTCAACGTCTCGGCCCTGGGGGCCAAGGCCATCGTTCACCGCGACGGCACCGCCCTGCAGGCCGGCGACATCCCTGCCGGCTCGGCCTGCCGCGTCGTCTACGACGGGGCGGAGTTCCAGCTCGAGGATGCGATCCCGACGCTGGCCACCACGACACTCGAAGGCCTGGTGCAATTGGCCACGGACGCCCAGGCTGAGGCCAGGTCGGCCACCAACGTGGCGCTGACGCCCTCGAACCTGGCGGCGCTCTACGCCGCCAGCCTGGCCAACCCGGGCTACGAGAAGAACGCCAGCGGAATCATCCGCCAATGGGGCGAGATCTCGATCAGCTTCAACACCGGGCCGGTGACCGTGTCGCTGCCGATCGCTTTCCCCAACGGGGCGCTCAATGCACTGGCCGTCATCCAGGCAACCAGCCTGGCCACAGACTTCACGGCGGGCATCGTGCAGGTCGTCGCCATCACCACGACGACGATCGAGCTCTTCATCTCGCCGGCCACGTCGAACGCCCACAGCACCGTCTTCACCGTCCTATGGGAGGCCGCCGGGTGGTAAAGCGCCAAAAAGCTCCGAAGGCCGTTGCTGCTCCGCTGCCCGCGGCCGAGCCCCCGCCTTACGTCTGGTCGCCTTCGACGCGCGGGTTTTATCACCCGGACATCCACGGCGCGGCGATTCCGGCCGATGCCCTGCCGGTGACCGAAGACGAGCGTCGCGCGCTGCTGGCCGGTCAGTCCAAGGGCCATGAAATCGCGGCCGGCCCGAAAGGCCGCCCGGTGCTGCGCGACCGCGATCCCTTTCAGCCGCCCCTGCACATGCGCCGACGCGAGGCCTACGGGGAGATTCAGGACCAGCTGCTGATGCTCGCGGGGGACCTGAAGCGCGCCGGCATCGACAGCGATCTGGTGCGCCACTTCGATCGGGTGCATGCCGCGCATCCCAAGTCGGCGTCCTGAAGGGCCCTGAGGATGGCGCGGTTCGTCAATAGCCAACCGTTTGTGGACGCCAGAGGCAATATACAGGTCCAGGGCCGCAGCGGCCTGTCGCTCACCTATCAGCGCTTGGTGGCTGGCGTGGCGCAGAACATCTCCGCCGACGCCCTCTTCTTCGAGATTGCCGGCGTCGCGCGCACTACCCTTGGCGCTGGCGGTGACAACGAGACCCGGACCCTCGTCGTCGAGTCCGCCACCATCGCCGAACTACCCCTGGCCACGCCGATCGCCTTCGCGCTGCGCGACGAGACACACGATCCGGCGATCGTCCGCTGGGATGGCTTCATCAGCGTTCGCGGCTTCACCGCAGAGCCAACCTGATGCCCGCCACATGGCTGGTTCCCGTAGACCCGGACTCGCCGGGTATTCGGCAATTCGAGCAGGAAGACGGATCGGTCGTGCTTATCGCCTCTCTCGACGATGCCATGACGATCTTCATCGGCGAGACCGGCT